CTACATCTGATCTAAACACTGTACTAAGCAGTTCAAGTGTGTGGAGTGGAAACCAAGGCATTAACGGCGTTAGTGACTTTTTAAATAACGAATCAATACAAGATCTAACTAAAACAGATTTGTTTACGAAAGGATTAAACGGTTTACAAAATGCAGGCATAGTTACTGGTTTAGAAAATGAGGCAGACTTAGCCGGACTAGTCAGTGGTGCAAGTAAATTTGGAGTTGATGCAGTTAAAAAATGGACACAAGGCAGTGCAATACTAGGTCAAACTTTTAACGGAGCTCTTAGCGGAAACATCACTGCTGGCCAAATGAATGAACTGGTTAAAGGTGGACAGTATGCGGTGAACCTTACAACACAAAAGATCAGCAGCGAAATACAAGGATTTACTACAGGCCTAACCGGTACTACAGGAACGGTAATACGTAGCGATATTGACACAGCCGTGCAAACTGTAATTGCCAGTCAAAAAGTCACAGGAATAGAAACATAAATACGATATGACAACAGTAATCGGATATAGCACAGTAGGTAGGTTTAAAAATTATACACTAACTGATTTTGAACTTATAAAAGCTGACTTACTAAACGCACTTAATATAAGACAGGGAGAAATGCCTGGCCGACCAGATGTGGGTACATCGATGTGGAGTCTAATATATGAACCTCAAAACGCACAAACTTCGCAAGCAATCATTAATGAATTACAACGGGTTATTGCACAAGACCCAAGGATACAGATATCTGATATAAACGTATATGCACAAGAAAATGGTTTTCTGTGCGAGCTTGAAGTAGAAACTATAGCAGGTCAAGGTGCAAATAGTTTAACTGTATTTTTTGACAATCAGCAACAAAGAGCTGCCTTCTCAGACGTGTAGTATAAACTACGTACATAATTCTTATCATAAATACTAGGTAAGGAAATACACATGGCTAAAACAACAAGACAAACTAGTATATTTGGTGTTGAGGATTGGAAGAGAATTTACCAAACCTACAGAGAAGCAGACTTCCAAAGTTACGACTTTGAAACACTGCGTAAGAGTTTTATAGACTACATCCGTTTATACTATCCTGAGAGTTTTAATGATTACATCGAGTCAAGTGAATTTATTGCACTGCTCGATGTTATGGCATTTATGGGACAAGCAGGTAGTTTTAGAAACGACCTCAACACCAGAGAAAACTTTATTGATACTGCTGAAAGAAGAGATAGTGTCAACAGACTTGCAGAGTTAGTAAGTTATACTCCAAAGCGTAACACAGCAGCATCAGGATTTCTAAAAGTACAAAGCATCAGTACCACAGAGGGCGTAATTGATTTTACAGGTGTAAATCTTTCGAATATTACAGTCAACTGGAACGACACAACAAATGCAAACTGGCTAGAACAGTTTACAGTTATAGTAAATGCCGCATTGGATAATAGTCAAAGAGTTGGACGTCCAGGTAATACTCAAACTATACTTGGCGTACAGACTGAAGAGTACGCAATAAACCTATTAACAGGTTTTTTACCAGTTATACCCTTTTCAAGTACTATAAATGGCACTGAAATGGGTTTTGAAGCAGTATGTGCAACTACCCAGGATAAAACATTTGTATACGAGCCGTCACCTGCACCAAATGGTGCTTTAAATATTCTCTACAGAAACGATAAGCAAGGGTACGCTAGTGCTAACACTGGTTACTTTTTCTTGTTTAAACAAGGTAGTCTGCAAGACTTAGATTTTAGTTTAGGCGAGAGAATTTCGAATCGTGTTGTAAACGTAAACATCGAAGGAATTAACAACGATGACACATGGTTGTATCAATTAGATGCACAAGGAAATATTACCAATGAATGGGAATATGTTGAAAACATATATACTGGAGCAGTTGAGGAACTTACTCCTGAACAACGCAGATATTTTACAATTACATCAAGAACAAACGATCAAATTAATTTAAACTTTGGTGACGGGGTGTTTAGTAGTATTCCAGTAGGAAACTTTAGAACATATGTACGAGCATCAAATGGATTAAGTTATATTATTAATCCAGACGAGATGCAGAATGTGACTATTGCAATCGGATACGTAAGTCGTACTGGTAGGAACGAAACACTCACCCTCACATGTGCATTGACACAACCTGTGAGTAATGCCGCTAACAGAGAAAACATTAACGATATTAAACAACGTGCACCAGCAAGATACTATACACAAAATAGAATGGTAAACGGTGAAGATTACAATAATTTTCCATATACACTTTATTCAACTATAATCAAGTCCAAGGCTGTTAATCGTAGCTCAATTGGTACTAGTAGATATTTGGATCTTGTAGATATCACTGGAAAATACTCAAGCACAAATATCTTTGCATCAGATGGATTGATATACGAAAACACTGCTGTACCTAGTTTTACTTTTACATTTGTTGATCAAAATGATATCACAGATGTAATTGTTAATCAAGTTGAACCTGTACTAGCAAGTAGAGGCATGCAAGAATTTTATTATGAAAATTTTATAAGACCAAACCTAGCAATACTTAATTTAAATTGGAACCAAAGTACTACAAGCAACAATGAAACAACTGGTTTTTTTAGATTCACCGCAAGCGGAGCACCCGCACCAGTAGGATCTCAAGCAAGTGACAACAAAAAATATATTGCCAATGGTGGCTTAGTAAAATTTACACCCCCTGTGGGACAATATTTTACTGCGACAAACAGGTTAGCAGTTGGTTCTCCGACATTGCCTGGAGATAAAATGATATTATGGGCAACTGTTACTGCACTAGAACTAGATGGTACTAATCAAGGTGTTGGAAACAACGCTGACGGTACAGGACCAGTAACACTTAATAATTTCATTCCAACTAACGCTATACCAACTGAGGTAATTCCAAATTTTATTACTGATTTGCCTACGGCGATTGAAACAACAATGCGTGAAAACATTGAATTATATCGGGACTTTGGGTTAGGATACGATAATCTTTCAGGTACCTGGTATGTTATTACAAGCACAAACCTAAATCCAGCAATTACATTTAGTCTTACAAATGCACAAAATACATCCGGAACTGGATTAGATAATTCATGGTTAGTTGCATTTGAAACTGATGGAGTTACATATACTGTTAGCTCAAGAAGTCTCCAACGTTTTTGGGCGAGTGTGCTTGAAACAAGATTCTTTTATGATGGAACACAAAAGGTGTATGATCCAAAAACTGGGACAGTAATTAATGATTTTATTAATGTGTTAAAAACAAATAATGCTCCAGATTCAAGTGCAACACTAAACAGTGACGAAGTACTAGATATAGTTGATCAGCCAGTTGAAACTGACGGTTTTGTAGATGACTTTAGAGTTCGAATTAGTTACAAAGATTCGGACAACGATGGGATACCTGATAATCCAGATTACTTCGAGACACTAGTTGCTCCACTTGTAAATCCAAATTCAAAGAGAATTTATTTACAGCAAACAGTTGACTTTGATAATTTAGAAAGATACCTACCACTAGCATCTGGAGTAATAATCGGTTCTCTTGCAACAAAAGCGGCTATTGAATTAGTAAAAAGCGAATACCCTGACTTGCAGGTATTTTTTGCTTACACTGATAAAAAGTTTTATAAACTATCAGTAGACTATGAAGGGGTAAGAACTATTGTAGTGGTTACAGGTTATCAGACATATGTTGGTAGACAAGGGTTATATTTTCAATACAGACACAATGCTCCTCTAAGTCGACGAATAGACCCTGGTACCACTAATATTATTGATATCTATCTAATCACACAGGCATATTATATTGCATACCAAAATTACATTCGTGACAGCACAGGAACTGTGCCAGAACCAAAGAAACCGACAATCGATGAACTGACAACAAGTTATAGTACGTTAGATCAATATAAAATGATAAGTGATAATATTATTTTGAACAGTGTAACTTTTAAGCCATTATTTGGGACAAAAAGTGCAGTTGAACTCAGGGCAACAATTAAGTGTGTAAAAAATGCTTCTAGTACTGCAAGTGTAAGTGAAATTAAAAGTCAAGTTGTAAGTGCAATGAACACATATTTTACCATTGATAATTGGGACTTTGGAGATACATTTTTCTTTAGTGAACTAAGTGCTTATTTGCATGATAGACTAGGCAGCATTATAAGTTCTGTAGTTCTCGTTCCTACTGATCCGCTTAAGAGTTTCGGAGACCTATATGAGATACGTAGTCAAGCCAATGAAATATTTGTAAATGCTGCTACAGTAAACGATGTACAAATTATTGATGCCCTGACCGGAAGTCAGTTACGTACTGCACCAAATAGTGGAGTAGTATAAGTTATGGCTAAAAGAATTCGCTCAGAAGACTTTCTACCAGAAATATTTCAAACACCTGCTAACAAACAACTGTTACGTAGTACCCTTGACCAACTTACACAAAATCCAAAACTAAAACCAACTGAAGGTTATATTGGCCGTAAGATTGGCCCTGGCGTTAATGCATCTGACAGTTATGTATTAGAACCAACTGCTACTCGAACTGATTATCAGTTAGAGCCTGGAGTTGTACAAACAAGAGATCAAAGTGCAGAGATAGTGAACACTATTACCTATCCTGGTATAGTTGATAGTTTAAAGTTACAAGGTGCAAACACTTTACGTGATGATAGACTATTTGATAGCGAATATTATAGTTTTGATCCAATGGTTGATTTTGACAAATACGTCAACTTTGGTCAATACTATTGGGTACCAGCAGGTCCTGATAGTGTAAGTGTGTTTGCTAATGCTATTCCTATAAGTGCAACATACGATGTAAAATATAACAACACCGGTTATACTTTTAGCACATATGCAGGAACCTTACCCACAATAAATCTTGCCAGACAAGGTGAGTATAACTTTGATGTAAGCGATATTGGGCGTAATTTTTATATACAGTCACAACCTGGTACATCTGGAGTATTAAGACAACAACCTAATCAGAGTTCAAGACAGGTACTTGGAGTTACAAATAACGGCGATGATGTTGGAACTATTACGTTTTCAGTTCCTAGTAATACCGCACAAAACTTTTATTTTACACTTGCTGATATCGGAAGCACAGATCTATTAGAAGACACACTACAGTTTAATCAAATAAACAATCAGTATGTTGACGTATTCAACGAAGCGAACAATGGTATTGATGGAATCACAGACCTTGACGGTAGAACACTTATTATCACCACAGATACAGATACCGGTTGGGAAACACTTACACCGTTTGATGACACACTATTTGACCAAGACAATCCGGGTATACCAAATGCAGGCTTTGACAATAGTGTAGCCTTAGCAACTGACCCGGAGCGTTATGTACAGTGGAGGATCAGTTACAATTATGCAAATCCACTGCGTCCGTTTATTGAACTTACCAAAGTACAAGACGTTGCTAATTTAAGCAAAAGTCTTATTAACTATGGTACAGATTATGCCGGTGTAACTTTTTATAAAAACGCCGATGGTGTGTTTGAGAGACAACCTCTTATTACTGCAAATTTAGATTTACTTTATTATCAAGATGCCAGTGATGAACTAAATTTTGGTGTAATACGTTTAGTTGACCAAGCAAACATATCTGATCTGAATGTAGATGAAGATATAGTAGGAAAGAAAACGTATATATCACCAAACGGGATTGTATTTACAAACGGACTTAAAGTAGAATTTACTGGAGCGATTGTGCCTAGCTCATATGCAGGCAACCAATACTATGTTGAAGGAGTTGGTACGGCTATAGAACTTTTACCAACTACAGACTTTGTTACACCCGAAACGTACACAGTAAGTGCAAGTGTACCGTTTGATAGTACTGCATTTGACGTTGGAGGGTTTGATGCCACATCAAATGCCCCTACTGCACAGGATTACATGACCATTAATCGTGCAAGTTTAGATATAAATGCATGGAGCAGAGGGAATCGTTGGTTTCATATTGATGTTCTTACTGAAACTGCTACATATAACAATGTATCGTTAGTAATAGACAACACTGCAAGGGCAAAGCGGCCTATCCTTGAATATAGAAAAAGTTTAAAGTTGTTTAATTATGGAACACTTGCAACAGATCCTGTAGATATAATTGACTTTGACCAAACTAATGCATTCCAAAATGTTAATGGAAGTATCGGTTATAGTGTTGATGGGTACACACTTATTCAAGGTTCAAGGATTATCTTTGCGGCTGATACCGATCCACAGGTAGCAAATAAAATTTATACTGTAAACTTTGTAGACTTTAATGATAGTAGTGTAAAAACTATTGACTTACAGGCTGCAAGTTTAACATCTCCAGAAGTACCGGTTAACACAAATGTCGTGGTTCTTAGTGGCACTACAGAGCAAGGCAAGAGCTATTGGTTCAACGGAATCACATGGATACTTGGACAACAAAAAACAGACACAAACCAGCCGCCATTGTTTGATGTTTATGATGCAAGCGGTTACAGTTTAAGCGACACAACAGTCTATCCATCGTCTACGTTTGTAGGCACTAAACTGTTTAGTTATGCAGTCGGCACCGGAGTTACTGATACTATTATTGAACAGCCGCTAAAGTATCTTACGATTGCAAATGTTGGAGACATTGTTTTTGACAATAACTTATACATTGATACATTCACATATGTGGCTAATGCAACAAGTTCAACTCAAAAAATTGACACAGGTATTATAAGACAATATAACACAATATCAACGTTTAATAAATTACTTGGATGGCAAACACATTTTGATACAAGTGTTCAACGTCAAAGTTTTACATTTGATTATACCGGTAGCTCATTGGTGCTCGATGTACCAGTTATCACTAACACTGCAAAAATACCAGTAAAAGTTTTTGTAGAAGGACAATTTGTACTTCCATCAACGTACACCTATGTTACTAATGCAGACAATATAACTGTTATAACATTTGATTCAAATGTTGTAGGACAACCAGCAACACAACCGGCAACAGGTGCAGTGGTTGAAGTACAAGTCATAAGTGACAGTGCAAGTACTATAGGTTTTTATACAATTCCTAGCAACTTAGAATCCAACGCTATGAATAAGAATAGCGACGGCTTTACGCTTGGAACAGTACGTACACATTACGAAAGTATTTGTCAAAATTTAGAAAATTTTGAAGGTAAAATACACGGTGCAAATAATGTGCGTGACTTGGGCAATGTTATTCCGTTTGGGAACTTAATTTTACAACAAAGTTCTCCTGTTACATTATTAACGCCGTTTATAAATGGAAGAGAATTTGAATATTTCCGTGCATTAGAATTTAATAGTAGCGAATACATAAAGACAAAAAATAAAATTTTAGATTTTGTAGCAAACAATGACTGGTCTGGAAAATCAACTGCAACAATACTTGATACTGCACTATTGTCTATAAATGCAGGCAAGAATGCTGACGCTCCGTTTTACTGGACAGACGCAGTACCAAGTGGAAACGAATTTCAAACAACAACTTATACATTTAGTCCAATATCCACTTATGTGTTTGACACTCTTTTCAGTTATGATTTTACAACAGCAAACTATAAAGGTATACTGGTTTACCTTACTCCTAAATCTACCGGTACCCAAGTTATTTTATTAGGTGACGGTGAAGAATATACTGTTGCAACTGACGGCCCAAGAATTACAATTGATAGTGAAAAAATTACGTTGGTAGACGGCGATATTATCACTATA